GGGAGCCGTGAGGCCCGGCTGATACTCAGACATCTTGAAAACCTGGCCATCCATCGCCCCACACAGCTCACAGGTGTCTTGGTCAAAGGACGCCACGATTTTGTAGCGCTCCACCCCCAGCTCACCATAGCAATCCTTTTGGGCGGCGCTGGCAAAATAGGCGCTTTCCGTCATGATGAGGCGGCCCGCTTTGCCCTTGGACACCTGGAATTGCTTGGCAACGGCGGCGATGGCCCGGTCAGGAGCCTCCCCCCGGATAATCATTTGTGTGAGCTGGGTGTTTACGCTGTTCACCAGGTCCCGCTTGTTGGTCCAGCAGCGGTCCCGGAATGTCTTATCATCCGCCGTCCAGGGGCGGGAGAGGACCTTTTTGATGGTGCCCTCATTGAGCGCCTGCATGGTCCAGCCCACGCCAAGGCCCCGCTGGACCTCAAAGGCGGTGCCGTAGTAGCTGCCCGCATAGATGCGCCGGGCGGCGGCGTCCACAAAGTCAAGCTGATTGGCATATAGGAGCTCCGCCTGCTGCTGGATTTGGAGCTTTAGCGCCTCCAGCCGTGTGATGTGCACCCTGGCGCTGGCGTTCTCAAGCTGGCGCATCCAGGCCCCGTCAAGGGCGTTTTGCTGGCCGTGGGCAATGTACTCTCCCACGGTCCAATGAAATTCGGCCAGCTCTCCCTTGGTCAGCAGGCGCTTGGCGTCCGCAAAGGTGATGCCGTTGGCGTCTGCAAAGCGCTGATACCAGGCGGCGATTTGCCGCTCAACCTCAGCCTGAGCGGCGGCAAATTGCCGCTCCATATTCTCCACATAGCCAAAAGACTGGTCCAGCAGCGCCCCCTCCATGTGCTTGAGGCGCTGGGCCCAGTATGCGGCGTTAGTCTGTCTGGCCATCGCCGTCACCACCGTCCTGGCCGGTCACGGGGTTGCCGCCGGAGCCGCCCCCGCCGTTCTGCCGGTTGGCCATAAAGGCGGCCTGGTAGGGGTCAGCAGCGGCCTCCTCCTTTTCCTTTTTGATGCGCTCAAGCTCCTGCTCCGGGTCAGACACCCAGGGGTGCATCTTCACAATGGTTTCATCGGAGAGGATGCCCACGGAGTTCTTGCAGTTGGTGATGGCCTCGCTTTCATTGATGAGGACATCCCGGTCAAAAATGACCTTGACCTCCACGCCGTCAAAGTTGGCCTTGCCGGTATTGACCAGGTGCCGGTTGACAAACCAAAGCAGTTCCTCCATGCTGGCCTGAAATTCCATCTCAATCCCGTTGGCGTCCAGGTCAATGTCAGAGTACATACTTTGGATGTTCATTTGATTGGGGTTTCCGCTCATACGCTCATCCTTGGCGTCATAGCCTCTGGCGTTTTCAATGATGGCGTCTTTCAACAGGGCCAGCAGGACCTTGTAGTTTTCGGCGTTGACCTCAATGGTCAGCGTGTCCACGCCGCCCTCGCTGCCCTCATAGGAGCGGACCTTGACCGCCCCGTAAATGGCCAGGTTCTTGCGGAATTTCCCCAGGTCCTCCCCCTCAGCGTTCTTGATGACCAGGACCGTGTTGTGCACGTCCTCCTCCATCTGATTGGCAAAGGTGGAGAGGATGTCATTATAGGCATCCTGCAAGCACTTCACCCTGGACAACAGGGGGATTTCATGGTGGGAGCTCTTAAAGCACACCAGGGGGATGCGGTCCCAGTTGTACCCCTGCTCCTTGCCGGTGTCCGGGTCCTCCGCCGTGATATAATCGCCGGAGTGCCCGTCCGGGTCAGGCTCCAGGGTGCCGTCATCCCGGCGGATGAAACAATCCACGCCGCCGCCGTGCATGACCTCAACCTTGACCACGGCCTTGGTCTGTTCGCTCTCATCGTACTCCTCCACCACATAGATGTGGACGGCGGCGTCCAGGATGGTGTGGTCAGCGTCCGCCCAAAAGGGCAGGACCTCATCCGCCGGGAAACGCTTAAAGGCCAGCGCCCCGCCCTCATAGTAGGGGTAAAGCCAGGCCTTGCCGCCTATCCAGGCACCCTCTCCCACCGTCCGCATCGTCCGCCGGAAACGGGCCCCCAGCACCGTGGCCAGGGCCGCCGCATAGTCCTTGCGCTCCGTGTCGAGAGAAAACGGGCGGCCAAAAGAGTAATTGGTCTTTTGGTCCACCATTTTTGAGTACAGATTATTGACCAGGCGATTATTGGGCAGGTGGGTGAGCTCTATGGGCTTGCCGTCATCGTCCAGCGCCATCCGCCTCCGCTTGAGCACGTCCTGCTGGCCGTCATAGTAGACCTCAGCGGTGAGCTGCCGCTTGCGCTCAGGAGAGGCCAGCCATGCCGTGATTTCCAGCTCCAGAAAGCGCTTGTCCGTCATACCACGCCGGAAATTGGTGGCCGTCCTGGCCACGCAGTCATCCCGCAAATTCAGCACTACCACGTCAGTCACCTCACAGACATCCCGCCCGTTTCCAGGCGTCATAAAGTTTCGGGCCTTGAATGGCCATCCAGTCCACCATTTCCTCATTGGTGGGCCAGCTTTCCGGGCTCATCCCGTTCACGCTCAAGCCGCTCTCATAGAGAAAAGCATGGGTCAGCTCATGCCTCATGCACTTGCGCATATAGGCGTCCAGGTCTTTCAAACTCAGGGGCTCCCGGCGCTCCGCTGCCGTGTACTTGCGGACCACGCACAGCTTGGCGCTGGTATCACAATAGCCGTCACAGGTTTCCAGCCCCTTGTCATTGGCCTTTGTCCGATATTCAAGGGCGTATTGGACGCCCAGCACAGAAACACGCACGGGAAACACCTCACTCAAAAGCTCACCAGGGATGGCGCATAAACCTTGTGGATGAAATAGCGCACATCGTCCATGCTATGGTCATTTTCTTTGATGGGCCGGTCATCTATGGCCTTTTCGTCCCACCGATAAAGCCCAAACTCCCGGATGCAATCCGTACAGCAGGCATTGAAAAACACATCCCCGCATTGGAGCCGTGTGGCCACGTCCCGGATGCCCGCCATGACCGCATTGGCGGCCTTTTCAACGAAAAAGCGCCCGTGCCGCCGGATGCACTCAATGAAAGAGGCGGCGGAGGGGTCCACAATGACGCTGGTGATGGGCAGGTCCCCGGCCAGCGCCTCCAGCTGCACATAATACTCCTCATCAGTGCGCTGGTTGCCCTCTTTCCGGCTGTCATAGTAATACTCCCGCACTCTGTACCACTTGCCATTTGCACGGCCCCAGAGGCCCATGCTGGTGGGGTTGGCGGTGCCATAGTCACAGGAGATGTAATACTTGTCATAGGGCCTGGGGGTGACCGGGACAACGTGAAAGTCCTTGTTGAACATGGTATAGACCAGGCCCTCCGCCACCACCCACAGGCCCCGGATGTAGCGGTCATAGAACACCCCGGAATATTGCCGCTCATAGCGGTCCTTGATTTCCTGGGTCAAGCTGTAATTGTCCTCCATGGTGAAATGCAGGTGGAGGACGTTGTGCTTTTTCGGCTGGTCACCCTCCAGCCATTTCTTGTAAAACCAATGGGACGGGCCCTCCGGGTTGCAGTTAAACCACAGCTTTGACCCGGCCACAGAGCACCGGCCCGTGGCCTGATTGACAAAGCTCTCTGGCATCAAGGCCACCTCATCCAGCAGGATGCCCGCCAGGGTAATGCCTTGAATGAGGGAGGCGCTGCTTTCGTCCTTGCCGCCGAAAAGGTAAAAGGAATTGCTCCGCCCGGCGGCGCTCACCACGATTTTGTTTTCCGTGCGGTGCTCTTTGAACGAAAACACCCCCGCCAGCCACTTGGGCAGGTTGGAGGTGACGTTGCGGCGCAAGCTCTCAATGGTCTTGCCGCAGATGGCAAAGTTTTGGTCATTAAAGCGGGCCATGGCCCACATGACAAAGCCCACGGTCATGGCCACCGTCTTGCCGGAGCGGATGGAGCCGTCACAGATGATGCCGTCATAGCGCTCAAAGCCCGGCCTATTCCACCACGTCATCGCCAGGTTCTGCCGGGGGCTCAATCTCTGGAATTTCATTTGTGTCAATTTCCTCCCGTGTGCTCTGTTCGATGACCTCAAAGATGTTGTTTTCCTCAGCGGCGGCAGCGCTGCCGCCGGTGGCGAACACGCCCAGGTGTTTGCCCAGCAGCTCCAGGGCCCTCACCTTGTCATGCAGCTTTATCTCAATGCCCAGTTGGCTGTACTTGATACCGGCAATGGCAGGGAGCTTGTTCTTTGGCACCTCACTGGTGGCCTTTACGCAAAGGAGCCCGGCCCCGGTGACCGTTACAAAATCCGTTCCGTTGGCAAAAGCGATGGACGCCAGCTCCTGCAACACCGCCTCCTGGGTGATTTCCAGCTTTCCCCTCAGCTTGTCCCGGCGTGCTTGAATGGCCGCAGAAACGTGAGTTTTATTGAGTAGTTCAATCGCTATCCTGGACGCACTCTTTTCACTGTACCCCGCCCGTTTGGCGGCGGCGGTGGCGTTGAGGTCCACCAGGTACTCATCCACAAACCGCTCCTGCTTTGGTGTCAGCTTGGCCATTCTCACCACCCCAAATCAAAATAAATGACAGCGGCAAGGGTCCGGGTTTCATCTTCCATCACCTTGCCGCCGTCAACCAAGGAGGTGCTGCACCTTGAGGCATACACCCGCTTATACAGAATACCACAGACAAAGCGGACAAAACGGACAAATTGAATTTTGTTACACATTCGCCCCCGTGTCACCGTTCCAGATAGCGTTTCACGGCCTTGCGGCATCCGTCCTCCGTGTTCCCTCCGCCGATGCAGGCTGCCACCTGCCGCCAGGGCAATCCGCTGATAAAGCGATAGGTGAACACCTGCCGGAGAAAACTGTCATCAATGCCCGCTATGTAACGCTCCAAACGGCTCCGCTCATAAAGGCATTGCTGGTGCTTGGCCTCAATGATGCCCCGCAGGTCAGCGATTTCCGCCGCACATTCCCCCACCTTGTCCACCACGCCGGTGCCGTGAGGCATCCCGGTGATGACCTGAGCCCCCGGCAGGGCCCTGGCCTCAAGCTCACGGAGGCGGCGCTGGTCCATTTCAATCTCCCGGTTGAGATAGTAAAGCTGGGACAGCTCCTTTAGGGTCATTCCTCCGCCTCCTCACCTTTCCAGACAGGCTTGCACTCACCCGTGCCGAAAGTGCACTTGCAGGCGCACACCTTGCAGGCATCGCCGCCCGCCATGACAAAATGCAGGTCATCAAGGGCCCGGCGGAGCATGGCGTTGACGCCACCCAGCTTGTCCTCAGCGATGTGGGCCCGCTCCACGGCCTGCTGGATGTCCTGGGCGGACGGCGCAGACGCCAGCCGCTCCTCCAGTTGGTCAGCCCTCAGCAGGTCCGCCTCATGCTGGACGGTCAGCCGGGCGTTTTCCCGGATGAGCTCATCGGTGAAAATCGTTTCCTTATCCATCACAATACTGCTCATTTTGTTGTTTCCTCCTTGATTTTCTTAATTCTGGCCTTTAGGGCCCGCATGACCGCCTCATGGGTGTCCGCCCGGTCCCGTATCGTTTCCATGACATCCTCATCCTCGCAGTCCTGGACCACCAGGTAATGCACGAAAACCTTGTCAAAGGGGGAGCCCTGGCGGTATAGGCGGCAATTTCCCTGGTCATTCAGTTCAAAGGACCAGTTGAGGCCATACCACACCACATGACGGCCCCCGGCCTGGAGATTTAGACCATAGGCGCAGCTTGCCGGGTGCACCAGCAGCACGTCCACCTCCCCGTTGTTCCAGGCGTCCTCATCCTCCGTGCCCTTGTAGACCCTCACCCGCAGCTTGTCCCGGCGGCCCTTGTTGTACCTCTCCAGCCGCTCCAGGATGCGGTCCTTGTCGTGCTGGTAGCCGTAGAACGTCAAACAATGCTCCCCGTCAAACTGCTCCAGCAGCTCCACATAGGCGTCCAGCTTGCAATCATGGACCGGGACCACCTTGCCATCGTTGTTGTAGACGGCCCCGTTGCAATACTGCAAAAGTTTCCCCACCAGCACCCCAGCGGTGCCCGCCGTGATGATGTCCTCATCCACCTCCAGCAGCAGGTCTCGCTCAAATTGGTCATAGTCCCGCTTGGCCTTGGCATCCAGCATCACCGGGATTTCATGCTGGATGAAGTCCGGCAGTTGCAGGTAGTCCTCCGCTTTCATGGAAATGCAGATGTCAGAAATGGCCGCCAGCACGGCGCTCTCCGCTCCGTCCTTGGCCTTGTAGCTGAAAATCTGGGTCCGGCTCCGCTGGTCCGGGTCAAAGTATCGCTCCCGGTAGGCGCTCAGGGTAGGCCCCAGACGCTCACCACCGTCCAGGAGATACACCTGGGCCCACAGGTCAATGAGGCCCTTGGAGGACGGCGTGCCGGTCAGCAGGACCATCCGCTTGATGAAACGGCGGACTCGCCGCATGGCCTTAAAGCGCTTGCTCTGGGAGTTCTTAAAGCTGGTACTCTCATCCAGGACCACCATGTCAAAGGGCCAGGCCTGCTGGTAGTAGTCCACCAGCCACTCCACATTTTCCCGGTTGATGACGTAGATGTCCGCCGGGGTGCTGAGGGCCTTTATGCGCTTGGACGTGCTCCCCAGCACCGTGGAGATGCGCAGGTGTTGCAGGTGGTCCCACCGTGCCGCCTCCTTTTGCCAGGTGGCCTCCGCCACCTTTTTGGGGGCCACCACCAGCACCTTGGACACCTGCCAGCGGAAATACTTGAGGATGTTGACGGCGGAAAGCGTGATGCTGGTTTTGCCCAGGCCGGGCCGCAGGAACAAACCAACGGCGGGGAGGTCCGTCACAAGCTGGATGCAATAGGCCTGGTAGTTATGCGGTATGTACTGCATCCCCAAAAACCTCCCTCAAAAAATCTTTCACGGCGTCCATCCCAAAAAGCACCCGGACATCCGCCCCCCGTTTCTCCAGTTCGCTCCGCTGCCATTTCTGCACCTTGGCCAGCCTCCCGATTTCCGTTTTGAGCTCCACATAAATGGTCTTTCCGGCTGGGGTGATGACGATGCGGTCAGGCACACCAGGATTGCCGGGAGAAACAAACTTGAAACACAGGCCGCCGTGCTCTTTCACCTTGCGGACCATGTAGCTCTCAATTTGACTTTCTTTCACGCTTTCGCCTCCTTGTAGTAACATTCAGCGTTTTTCTATACTTTTATACGCATCAGGCGATTTAGGCGGTTTATATACTCTCTAAATCCTCTGTTTTACGGTTAATAGGAAATGAATGTTACAATGTTACAAAATGCCTCAAAGCCTTGCGCCGCAAGGGTTTAAGCCGTAACATTGACTGTAACATTCAGCGTAACATGTTACGGGGTCCGTGTAACATTCAGCGGCCAATGTTACACGATGTTACAGGCAATGTTACACGGTTTTTCTAAAGCCACGCTGTACTCCGCAGTAGCCGCAGCGCATGGCCTTGGTGGACTTTTCCCACCCGGCGGCGGCCTCAAGGATGCTGTTGATTTCCGCCGTGTCACTGTATCGCATATCCTTTTGCCTGCCGTCCAGGGCCTCACACCACACCTCAAGGGCACACACCCGGTCACGGTCCACCAGCTTGATGTCACCCTGCACGGAGCCCGCCCAAAACATCCGGCGGCGGTCCAGGGGCCAGCTCTGCCAGTCCTCCGGCACCTGGCGGCTCAGGAAGTCCATGATGATGCCCTCACGGGCGCTGACTTCCCGGTGTTCCTCCTGCTTGACCTTGGCGGCCTCCTCCAGCTCCCCGCTGAGGTATAGGGGCTCCCCCAGTTGCCAGCGGACCTTGGCCTCCGCCCAGAGCTGGTCAATCTCACCGGGCAAGTCCGTCCAGACGCCCTTGGTGACCGGGGCCACCCCCACGTCCACCGGCCAAAAGCGGCGGTTTCCCGTGCGGTCCTGCAAAAAGTCCTTGGTGTTGGTGGTGCCGAAAAAGACACAGCACCGGGGCAGCTCCTTGACGTGGCGGCCATAGGCGGCCCGGAAACGGTCCGTCCGCAGGCTCAAAAACTGCTTGATGCGGGCCACGTCCGTGCGCCGGAAAGCGTCAAGCTCCGATATTTCCACCAGCCACACCCCCTGCAAGAGCTCAGAGGCCTCCTTGCCCTCAAAGGTGCGGATGCTGTCATTAAACCAGCCCCGGCTCATCTTATCCAGCAGGGTGCTCTTGCCCAGGCCCTGGGGCCCGGCCAGGATGAGCATATTGTCATACTTGCTGCCGGGTATCATGGCACGGGTCACGGCGGCGGTAAACGCCTTGCGGGTCACCGCCCTGGTGTATGGGGTATCAGCGGCCCCCAGGTAGTCAATGAAAAGGGTGTCAAGCCGGGGCACCCCGTCCCAGGCCAGACCGCTCAAAAAGTCCTGCACCTCATTAAAGGCGTGGGCGGTGGCGTGGAGGGAGAGGGCCCCGTCAATCTTCCCGTTGCCGGTGATGTGGTGGTATCGCTCCATGTACCAATAAAGGCCCTCATTGTCATTGTCATCCCAGAGGCGGCGGACCGTGCGGGCGTCCCATGGGAGGGCCCCCAGGACCTCACCCCGGCCCGCAAAGCGGTTGAGGGCAAAGCGGCCTTTTAGGAGAGGGTCATGCTCCAGGATAATCCACACGTTGTCAATGGTGGCCTTGGGGAGCCCCGTCTGGGTGTTCAAGGCCAGCAGGGTCATCCAGTTGGCGGGGTCCTCATCATTGTCCCCGGCCACGCCCTCAAAGTCCTGCACGGCCTCCTGGTAGCGCTCCTGGCTCATGAGGGCGGCCACACCGGCGTCCTGCACGGCCAGCTCACACATGGCCACATAGGAGGGCAGGCGGTTGGTGGGCGTCCCCGGCTGGGCCTCATCGTCCTTGTCCCCAAAGCGATGCAGGCGCACAAGGTCAAAGGCGTTGACCAGCCGGTTGGAGCAGGGGTCCGTGGCGTGGTGGCTATACAGAAATTTGCCGTTGTCATAGACCACGGCCCCGCCGGTGGTGGAGCCGCCCAGGTAGGTGTAGCGGCCCGGCATATTGTCCACGGGCTCATACATTCCGGGGATGAGCTCATCCATGGCCCGGAAAACGTCATAGGTGCGGCAGAAAGCCCCCACCACGCCCTTTTTGCCCTCCGGGTCACCCTGCTTGACGGCCAGCTTGGGGAGGCTCACAGCGCCCGGCACTTGCGGCCAGAGGGCACAGTCACGCCAGTCCTCATATTTGGCCAGCAGGCCATTGGCGGAGATGAGGGGCCGGTCCTGCCAGAGATAAATATATTGGCTGTCAGCGCAGCAGGAGGGCCAGTACATGAGCCGGGACACCTCAAAGGTGGTGGGGTCCATGAGCTCCATGCCTATAAACTCCGCCGCTTTGCGGGCCAGGGGCTCATACTCGTCCGCTGACACGGTACGGTCAAGGGGCAGCAGGACCCGGAGCCGGGGGGCCGCCGGGCTGTGTTTCCGGGTGGAATAGATGCAATAGCCGCAGCCCAGGCCATCCACCCGGCGCAGTACGTCCTCCGTGCCGCCGGCGGGGATGTTGTCCAGGTCCAGGGTCAGGATGTCCCGCCCGGTCACGGCGTTGGCCTTGCGGCGGGGGCCGGAGAGGGTCCCCGCCATAAAGCCGCCCACGTCCTTGAGGTCATCCTGCTGGGCCTTTTTCATATTCAGATATTTTGACGGCCCGCCTTTTTTGCTGCCCTTTTATTTCCGCCCATTTCCGCCCTTTTGCCGTCAAACCGTTGCGGCGCAAGGGATTTCATCCGCCCTTGTCTGCTTGCGTTGACGGGCCGAAAAGCGATAAAAGCGAAAAAATAAGCGAAAAAAAAGCGGGGGAGCCTATGCGCTCTCCCGCTCCAGATACCGGCCTACCAGCGCCCTCAAAGTATCGGACTTGTTCCCGCCGCCCAGCTTTATGGCGGCGTTTTTCCAGGTCATGCCCTCCGAATAGCGGAGGGTCAGCACCTCCCGCATGAAGTCATCCGGCACGGCGGCCAGCCAGCGCTCCAGGCCCTCAAGCTGGGCCGCACAGCGCCGCCTCATGCCATCTATGATTTCCCGCACCTCCTGGACCTTTTCCGGCCAGTGTGCGGCCTCATGCTCCCGCTCCAGGTTCTTGAGCGCCTTGTCGTGCATCCTGATTTCACTCCGCAGCGGGCGGAGCTGTTCAAGTTCTTTTTGTGTCATGGTCTGATGCCCTCCTTTTTGTCTGCCAGCAAGCGGCGCAGGTGCATTTCCGCCTGCTCCAGTATGCGGGCCCCGCCGGACGCTTTCACGGTCTGGCCCTCATAGTAATAAGCCTTAATGGCCAGCCGCTCCTCCGTGGGGAGCTGTTCCAGGGCTTGCCGGACAGCTTGCCGGGTGTAGTCCCGTTGTATGCCGTCCTCCACGTCCTGGAGGGCCTGGGCCGCTTTGGGGTCCGGGATGAAGTCCCCAAAAGCGCCTCTATCCTCATCGCCCTCTTTGAGCCGTGCGTCAAGGCTCTTGGAGCTGTTTAGCGGGTCTTTCCTTTGGCGTGCCAGCCGAAAGCCCGTAGTGTCCGAAAAGTACGATTTCAGCCGCATTGCAAAAAAGGTGATAAACTTTGCACCGGCCTCCGGGTCATACCGCTCCGCAGCGTCCACAAGGGCAAAATAGCCGCTGTTGTAGAGGTCCCCAAACTCCACCCCGGCAAGGGCCGCTCTATCTGGGCCCATGGCGTGCAGGAGCCGGTTGGCCTGGAGCGCCACAAAGCGCTCCACCTGTTCCCACAGCTCCGGGAGCCTGTCCCGCTCCCCGGCTTGTATCAGCGCCACAAGCTCCTCATTGGTCATGGTGCAAGCCTCCTTTTTCCAGCGGAAAAAACACGGCCTTTTGAGCGGCCCCGTATACTTTCATACCCTTGCCGCTAAGAGCCCGTCAGGGTGTCTCAAAATGACCGGGAGCGGGCTTTTCCACCCGCCCCCGGTATAGCGTTACTCAAAAGCGCCGGTAATGTTGGTGATATAGCCGCCCTCACCGCTAGGCCCACGCTCCAGGCTCACCCGGATGTTGAACGCAAAGCCATTGGCGGCGGTCTTATTGGTAAAGATGTGATTGGCCCCGCTCTTGTAGTCCGCCGTGGCATCCTCCCACACGGGGGCCTCATCTTTGGCGTTGTTGGTGACCTCCACCTGGAGCTTGGCGTCCGGCGGGATATACCCGGCGATACCTACCACGCACACGCTGATGGTGTCATCTGCCTCAAGCGGGGCCTGGAGCGTCACAGAGGCGGCGTGGACGGCCTTGGTAAAGGTCACGGTATAGGGGGCGCTGTCCGCCTTGCCGTCATTGGCCACCACCTTGAGGGTGTGGGCCCCGTTGAGGATTTTCTGATAGTTGGCGGCGGTGACGGCCTGGAATGTGTTGGACTGGCCCAGGGTGGCCGTATAGGACCGCTGGAGCACGTTGTCCAGATACTCCTTGA